TATGCGGCTGTGGGGAAGTTCTCGACTGCGATCGCCGGGGAGCCGCGGGATGTGCTGATGACGATGCGTGAGCATCTGGCAGCCCGGCTCGATGACGGCGTGCCCGCGGCATACGTGGTCAACGTCATGCGGATGCTGCGGGACACTGATAACGCGATCCGGCAGCTTGACGATAGGACGAAGGCGGAAGCGGATGCCGAGCGCGGCGATCGTCGTACCTGGGACTCGACCGCTATCTGATGTGGCCCGCCGTCTGGCGGTGCCCATCCAGATGGTCGATTCGGTCTGGTTCGATCTCGACTCGACGTTTCGCAAGCTCGGAGTGGAGTTCGACGCGTGGCAGGACGGCGCCGGTCAACTCATCCTCGGCGTGGACGAGACGGGCCAGTACACGGCGACCGTCGAGGGCGTGGGAATGTCGCTTCCCCGCCAGGTCGGCAAAACGTATCTGATCGGGCACATGGTCTTCGCGCTGTGCGTGCGGTTCCCCGGGCTGCTCATCCTCTGGACGGCGCATCACGGCGACACGGCGGCGGAGACGTTCACGACGATGGAGGGTCTGTCTCACAAGCCGCTCATCGGAACGCATGTGCTCAAGCGCTACACGTCCGACAACCACAAGGAGATCATCTTCCGCAACGGCTCCCGGATCCTGTTCGGCGCCCGCGCCCGCGGCTTCGGACGCGGCATCCCCGGCGTGGATGTCATCGTCTGCGATGAGGCGCAGATCCTCCCGGAGCGGGCGATGGACGACATGCTCGCCGCGATGAACACCGCGGCGAACGGGTTGGCGATCTTCGTGGGCACGCCTCCCAAGCCGACCGATCCGTCGGCGGCGTTCAAGCGCATGCGCGCCGAGGCGCTGGCGGACGAGAACTCCGACGGTCTCGTGTGGATCGAATGCGGCGCGGACCCCGACGCGGACCCGGACGACCACGACCAGTGGGAGAAGGCGAACCCGTCCTATCCGCACAGGACGCCGCTCACGTCGATGATGCGACTCCGCAAGCGACTGTCGCCGGACTCATGGCTGCGCGAGGGCCTGGGCATCTGGGATGAAGACGCGATCGACGTCTTCGCCGGCCAGTGGGGCGATCTGCTCCAAGAACTCCCCAAGGGACTCGAACCGAGCGCGCTCGCAGTCGCGACCGGCATCGAGCAGACGCACTCCAGCATCACGGCCGCCGCAGTGGATGAGAACGGCGTCGTGCATGTGCGGTCGCTCCAGTACGGGCCCGGCGTCGGCTGGCTCGTCGAAGCCGCGAAGTCCTGGTCGGAGAAGCTGAACGTGCCGGTCGCGATCGACGGACGCGGCCCGGCCGCACCGTTGGTTCCGGCGCTGGAGTTCGAGGGCATCGATCTCCGCATCCTGTCCACCGATGACGTGTGCAACGCATCCAGCGAACTCGCGCGGCTCGTCGCGAACGAACTCCTCGGGCATCGCGCCGATCCCGAGCTGGACATGGCCGTCCGTAACGCCGTCAAGCGGCCGGTGCTGGACCGCTGGGCGTGGGGCCGGCGGATCTCCGCCGGCGACATCTCGCCGCTCGAAGGCGTCACACTCGCCGCGTGGATCGCGATAAACGAATCCGGCGCGAACGTCTACCTCCCGGAGTCCCACCAGAAGGTGCTCGTCGTCGGACCGCGCGCAGCGGAATGGGCGCAACTCCATGCGCCAGACGCGGAAGTCGCCGCGGATATGCAACGCTGGGAGCGAGACGCGTACCGCCGCCGACACGACGCGCGAGTCGTCATCATCGTTGACGGCTACGTAGAATACCGGCCGTCTGTGTACGGTCGAGAGGAACTGGTCGAGATCGGGGATGGATAGATGGGATTCTGGGCGAATCTGCTCGGATTCGGTGCGAATCACGAAGGTGTCGTTCCGAACCCGAACCCTGCGGCGTCCGTAGGCGAAGGCTGGGAGCCCGGAGATCCCCACGGGCTCATCATCGAGGAGCCGCCGGCGATCGAGCCGCGCTCGCTGGGGGTGCTGTATCCCTCGCCGTGGTCAGGCTGGCCTGCCGAGTGGTCCACCGCGAACTGGTCCGGCGCAATGGGCAAGCTGGTCGATACCGCATGGGACTGCATCGACCTCAACGCGTCGGTCCTGTCCACGATGCCCGTGTACCGCACCCGCAACGGCGAGGTCGTCTCGTCCCTGGCTTGGATGAAGAACCCCGATGAACTGGTCTACCAGTCGTGGGGAGAGTTCGCGAAACAACTATTCTGGGATTTCCAGCTTGGCGAGGCGTTCATCCTCGCGATGAGTCGCGCCTGGTCCGCGTCCGAGCGCGGCGGCTACCCCAACCGATTCCGGGTCATCCCGCCGTATCTGATGCACGTAGAAGCCGATCGCGACGGGACACGGCACTACTTCCTCGGCGGGCCTTCCGGCCCGGACGTCACAGGGGACGTTCTGCACATCCGCTACCAGTCAACGACCGATCTGTCCAACCCGCGCGGCGTCGGCCCGCTTGACGGCGCCGGCGCACGGATGACGACGGCTCTGCTCTTGCAGCGCTACGTGGACGCGCTCGCGGAGAACGGCGGCCGCGTCCTCGAATGGATCACGACCGAGCAGAAGCTGAGCAAGCCGGAGGCTGATGAAATGCAGCGCGATTTCGTCGCAGCGAAGCGACGCAACTTCGCTGAGCCGGCCGTCTTCGGCAAGGGTGCGCGCCTGGAGCAGGCGGAGGCGATGTCTGCCAAGGATATGGCGCTCCTCGAACTCTCCCAGTGGACCGAGTCGCGAATCTGCGTCAAGCTCGGCGTCCCGCCGTTCCTGATGGGCCTTCCCAGCGGCGGCGACTCGATGACATACTCGAACGTCTCGCAGTTGTTCGACTTCCACGACCGCGCATCATTGCGCGTCAAGGCAGCGTCCGTGATGCCGGCGCTCTCGAACTGGCTACTCCCACTCGGCCAGCAGCTTGAACTGAACCGCGACGAGTACTCTCGCCCGCCGTTGAAGGAACGCGCAGAGGCCTACAAGATCATGATCGAGGCCGGGGTTATGGTGTCCGATGAGGCCCGAGCGATGGAGCGACTGAGCGGACCCGCCGCCAGTACCTCGATGACAGGAGGCGACCAGTCATGACCGAACGACTGAGTGAATGGATCTCAGTGCCGCGTGACGTGCCCCTCGAACTCCGCTCCAGCGACAACGCAGTGATCGACTCGGTGAACTTCGCCGAACGCATCGTGCGACTCATCGTGGTCCCATACGGGGAGCGCGCGACTGTGCTGTACCGCGGTCGTGTCATGGAGGAGGAGGTCGAGCCGGGCGCGTTCGACCGCGTCACTGCGACGAAGATGCACGTCACCGCGAACCGCGATCACGACCACACGCGCGTCGTCGGAAAGGCCGTCGAGTACGTGACCGACGACCCGCGAGGACTGATCGCGGATGTCCGGGTTTCCGAGACGCCGCTCGGCAACGAGACGCTGCGACTCGCCGATGACGGCGTTCTGCGCGGCTCTATCGGTATGCTGGTCAAGGAATCGGACCAGAAGCTCTTGGGCGGACTCCGCCGGATTCGGCGGGCCTTCCTCGATCACATCGCGTTCGTCCCCAACCCGGCGTATGCCGGGGCGGAGGTTCTTTCCGTGCGACAGGCACAGGAACAAATGGAGCCGGAAACGCCGGTCTCCACACCCGAATTGGATCGGATCCTCAGCGATCCGTGGTATTCGGCGTTGCTGACAGGGCAGCGGCACTCGCAAAAGCCGTGATGCCGATAGGGCGTCGCTTGACCTCGGCATCATGCCGGAGGTCGCCTCTCCCAGCAAAGGAATGAATCAATGACGCTGACTGACGTGAGTCAGGCAGACTCGATGATCGTCCGTATCGAGAAGGATCAGGCGGAGAAGTCCGCGTTCATCGAGAGCCTTATCGGTGCGGCCACGGATCAGAGTCGTGATCTGACCACCAACGAATCCCAGTTGATCGCGGATGCTCGCAGCCGCATCGAGGAACTGGATCTCCAGCTTGACACGGTGTCGGGCTCCCGCAAGGCGATCGCGGACGCTCGCGCTCGCGCAGCCGAGGTGCATCGTGATCTCGCGAAGGACCGCCGTCAGGTGGACCGCGGCGAGGTCGAGTACCGCTCCACGGGCGAGTACATCGTGGATGCGTACCAGTCCTCCATGGGCAACCGCGAAGCGCGCGAACGCATCGAAGTGTACGAGCGTGCGGCAGCGCACCAGAAGACCAGCGACAACCCCGGCATCGTGCCGGACCCCATCATCGGGGAAGTCGTCAACTTCGTGGACGGCGCACGCCCACTCGTCACTGCTCTCGGCGTGCGACCGCTGCCGAGCGCGACGTGGTACCGGCCGAAGGTCACCCAGCGCACGCTCGTGCAGAAGCAGGGCGCAGCGGGTGCACCCGCAGACGAGAAGGCGGAACTGGTCTCGCAGAAGATGACGATCTCCCGTGTGACCGGCAACGCCGTCACCTACGGCGGCTACGTCAACGTCTCGCGCCAGGACATCGACCTGTCCAGCCCGTCGGCGTTCGACATCATCGTGCAGGACCTCGCGACGCAATACGCGATCGAGACGGAGAAGGCGGCAGCGACCGCCCTCGACGGCGCGGACGGCACGCCGTTCGAGCTTGCGGGCACGGGTTCGGCGGCGTACACCGCAGCCGCGCTCACGTCCACGCTCTGGACCGCAGCGGGCGAGATCTACACCGCAGTGAAGGGCGCCGGGCGGCTCATGCTCGCCGTTCCGCCTGCGATGCTCGGCAACTGGGGCCAGTTGTTCGCTCCGGTGAACCCGCAGAACGCGCAGTCGGCGGGATTCTCCGCCGGCGACTTCGCGCAGGGCCTCATGGGCTCGATCTCCGGCATTCCGGTGATCGTCTCGGCGGGTCTTCCTGCCACGACCGTCGGCGTCGTGTTCTCGACCGCCGCAGTCGAGGTGTACGAGCAGCGGGTCGGCCAGCTACAGGTGGTCGAGCCGTCCGTGCTCGGCGTCCAGGTCGCGTACGCCGGCTACTTCACCCCGATGGTGATCGAGGCCACTGGCGTCTACAAGATCATCAACGCCGCATAAGGGAGCGCCCGAAGATGGACATCTTTGAACTGCCGGATGGTCGGGTCGCCACGACCGGATCATTCAGCGTCGCAGAGTGGGACGAGTACGTTGCGTCTCTGCCCAAGTCCAAGCGGGCCACCGTTGTTGCGCCTCTGGGATCGGTTTCCGAGCCGATCCCAGAGGACGACCCCGGTGCCAGCGTGGATGCCAAGCCCTCCAGCGCGAAGGGTGGTAAGAGCTAATGGTGACGACCACACGCAAGGAAGACTACCTCGGCCGGGATCTCGCGAACGCGACGCCCGGAGTGACCAACGCGAAGGACACGCTCGGTCGCGATGTCGTCGCGGCCGACAAGGATTATCTCGGTCGGTCGCTCACCAACATCCCGTGGGCCGCGACGACCGCATTCGCGGTCGGCGCGCGCGTCTACGTCGCCGGCGGGACGCTCGTCGCGACGGTCGGCGGGACCTCCGGTGCCGCGGCACCGACCGCGCCGGGAACCATCGGCGGCACCGTCGTGGACGCCACCGTGACGTGGCAGCGCGTCGAGTAAGAGAACGGGGGGTGGGTCATGCCGAATGACCTCGTCACAGCATCCGGCCTGGCCCACCTTCCCGGCTCGCCGTTCAGCGACGCCCAGGTGGATGGTGCAGTTGCAGCATTGCGCCGCTATCTCGGCTGGCACGTCGCGCCGGTCCGCTCGGAGACGTTTCTACTGGACATGCTTCCGATGGATGATGTGCTCCGGCTTCCGACGCGAAAGCTCGCGACCGTCGTGCAGATCCGTCGTGGGTCCGATGACAGTGTGTACGCGCCGAGCACGTACGAGATCTCCCTGAGTCGATCCCGGATCCGTCGCAAGGGCACGTATTGGCCCTACGGCTACGCCGCGGTCGAAGTGGATGTGACACACGGATTCACGGCGTGCCCCCTCGAACTGCTCGCGCCCCTCGGTCAGGTCATCGTCGCGACACGCCGCGATCGCAGCATCAAGTCGGTGCAGGTCGTGGACTCCGCTACGACGTACGGACTCGCCGCGGCGCTGTTCGAGAGTCTGCTCGATGAGAGCGTTCTGGCCTCCTACAGGGTCGACAGCCTGCCCGGGGTCGCATGATGGACATTCCCGACCTGTTCCTAGAGCAGACGATCCGTGTACGACGACGCCAGCCGTACGGCGACGCGAGCGGTCCCGTCTGGGACGCCGAGAGCGACGACATCGCCGCGCAAGTCGTGGAAGAGTCCGCTCTCGTCTCCGACGACCGGTCGGAAGCGCAGACACGAGGCAGTCAGGTGCTCTCCACCGGCTATGTGCTCGTGCAGGCGGAGGACTACATTCCCGTCGGCTCGCTCGTCCGGACATGGCCGGGTGAGCCGATGGAGCGGACGGGCGAAGTCGTGAAGACGGCGTACCTGGAGCATTCGCAGGTGCCGTCCTACGCTAGAGCTTGGCTGGTGTAATCATGACGAGTGTTCGAGACACATGGCTGGGAGACGTGGTCGCATCGCGACTGCTCGTCTTCGAGCGGCAGTCGCGGCGTCGCACTGCGGAACTGCTATTGCAGCGCACGCTCCCGCGCGTGCCGATCCTGACCGGCAACCTCCGCTCATCGGGGCATGTCGTGGATGTCGGCAACTCCTCGTTTGTCGCGTTCGATGCGGCGTACGCGTACTGGGTCCACGAAATGCTCTCCAACCAACACACTGTGGGCCAGGCGAAGTTCCTAGAGCAGACGCTGGAGGACAATCGCGGCGTACTCATGGCGACGCTCGTCACCGGGCTTGGCGGTGCATTCCGATGAATGATCAGGATCGAGTCGTGGACGGGTTCGCCGAATGGATCGCGGCGGAGACCGCGGCGACGTGGAACGGGACAGGACAGTACACATCCGCGACAGTGTGGCCCGTCTACCGCGGTCCGGATATGCCGCCGAGCCCGGATCAGTGCATCGTCGTCACGCCCACCGTCGTGTCGTCTCGACGTGCAGACATCGAACAGGGCGTGCAGGTCCGTCTCCGGGGCGTCGCGTTCGCGTCTCCTGTCGCTGTGCGGGACATGGCGCAGGAGATCCACGATCTCGCGTACCCGAACGGATTCCCAGCGGTGCACCTGGACATGGGCGCGCTCCGCGTTGGTGCGATCATGCCCGGACCGCGTGCGCCAATCGTCCGTGATGAGCGCGGCCGGTATGGATGGATCTCGGATTATGTGGTGCGCTGGCGGAAACCACGCCCAACATAAGACACAATGACACTGGGACCGAACGTCCCGGACCCAGGCCCCGGAAGGGGATGACGAAAGGAAGGCATTATGCCGAACAACGATGTCTGGGACGCAATTGTCCAGCAGACGGGTACTCCGGCGCAGTCATTCGAGTTCCTGCTCGATCTCTACATCGGTGTCGGCGGCGGCTCCCCGACCCGGTTCGCGGACGCGTCGAACGTCAACCCCGCATTCACGGCGAAGAACCGCGTCCGACAGACGTACGCGGCCAAGGGCGTGGAGAAGGCGCTCAAGTACGGAGACAATCTCGTGCTGACGTTCGATGTGGAAGCGGTGCGCGACGCGAACGGGCTCTACCAGGCCGTGTTGCAGGACATGCTCGACGCGTCGAAGGCCAACGGCGTCAACAACATCCGGCGCATGCGCGCGTACGATGCGCTCGGCGCGAGCTACGCGATGGATGCCGATTTCTCGATCAGCGCGACCCGCACCAATACCGACTGGGACTCGGCCGCGTTCTTCACGATCACGGCGACCATGTACGTGTTCCGCGGCTGGATCGCGAACCCCGTCCTGACCGGCAACGTGCCGATCATCGATGCTGTCACCCCGGGCACGGGCGGCACCGGCATCACCGTGTACATCGAGGGCGAGAAGTTCACCGGCACGACCGGCGCAACCGGCGTCAAGTTCGCCGCGACGAACGCGACCTCGTACGTGGTCGTCAACGACGGTCTCATCACCGCCGTTGTGCCTGCGGTCGCGCTCGGCTCCGCGCCGGTCACGGTCACGTCGCCGGTGGGCGTGTCGAACGCGTTCCCGTGGATCAAGATCTAGTACCTCCGAACGTCGGGTGGCGGTCTCGAAAGACGCATCTGGGGGGCGCCACCCGACATCTCTCTCTATTGGAGAATCCTTGTGACGAAGGCAATTCAGGATGGCCGCCGGCTTCGGCTCGAAGTCGATGGCATCGAAGAACCGTTCTACGTGGACCCGCTGCCCGCGCGACGCGGCCGAGATCTGACCGGCCTGTTCGTGGACGCCGCGATCGGGCAGCTTGATCCGCTCGCGACCGCCGCGGTGTTCATGGAGTGCATCGGACCCGCGAACTACGCGCGTCTCAACGGGTCTCTGGTGGACGCGTACAGCGCATCAGGTGACTACGCTGGGACGTTCGGTCCAACCGGGGCCGTTGAGCGCCCACCGTCTAGCCTGCGCTTGCCTGAGGGGGTCCCGGCGGGTGCGCTCTACGTCGCGCGCGAGGATGACAGCGTGACCGGCGAGGCGATCCGGCAGGAGGAGGGCGAGTCGCTCTGCATCGCCGCGTTCTACTGGCAGACGGCCGCCGGCATGGAGGCGGTGAACCAGTTCATCGAGCACGGCGAGGGATCCGTGGGTTTTCTCCGGGCCCTGAACGTCCTGATGTACCGTTTGGGGCTCTCACCGTCGAGGACATCGCCCGGTTCGGGGTTGGAAAGCCTGATGCAGATGGACGATACCGCCGATACGACTACCCACAGTGGTGGCGGGACGCTCGCAAAGCTGCCGCCCAGCAAGCGAAGCAGACGCTCGAAGAGGGCTCCGAAGACGTCGTGGGGGTGAGCATCGATGAACTCTGGCGACGCGTCCTCCCGGACATGGATTACGGAATCGCCGTCGATCTGCACCAACATTTCGGCATCGATCTCGACGATGAGCCGTCGGTGTGGGACACGCGGACGTGGCACTGGCTCCGTGAGCGGATCGTCCGCTTGGCTTCCATCGAGGGCACAGCGACGCGGAGGGCGGCGATAGCAGATGTTCGAAGTAGGCCGGCTCGTCGCGAGGATCACCCTCGAAGGCGGCGACCAGGTCGCCCGTCAACTCCGATCTCTAAAGGCTGAGTGGGCCGGGCTCTCTCAGGGCGCGCAGGCGGCCGCCGCGACGATGGGTCGGCCGATGATCCTGGCCGGCGTGGGGCTCGTCGCGATGCTCGGGCTCGCGACCAAGGCGGCGGTCAGTTGGCAGTCCGCGTGGGCGGGTGTCACGAAGACCGTCGAAGGCTCGCCGCGGCAGTTGGCTGCCGTTGAGGCGGGTCTCCGTGGGCTGACGCGCGTTCTCCCGGCGACGCATGAGGAGATCGCTGGAGTCGCGGAGGCCGCCGGCCAGTTGGGCGTGAAGACCGGTAGCGTCGTCCAGTTCACGCGCACGATGGTCGATCTCGGTGAGACGACGAACCTCTCGGCAAACGAGGCGTCGAACGCGCTGGCCCGATTCATGAACATCATGGGCACGTCGCAGAGCGAGACGCGAAATCTCGGCTCCGCGGTCGTGGATCTCGGAAACAAGTACGCCGCAACGGAATCCGAGATCGTCGCGATGGCCCAGCGCCTCGCCGGCGCTGGCGTGCAGATCGGACTCAGTGAGGGCGAAGTGCTCGGCCTCGCGACCGCGCTGACCTCTGTCGGTATCGAGGCGGAAGCCGGCGGCACGGCGATGTCGCGAACCATGATCGAGATCGCGGCCTCCGTCGAAAAGGGCGGCGATCAGCTTGACCGGTTCGCCAAGGTCGCCGGAGTGTCCGCCGAGGAGTTCGCGCAAAAGTGGCGGACCAAGCCCAGCGAGGCGCTGGCTCTGTTCGTAAAGGGCCTCGCGAATGCAGAGTCGCAGGGTGGTTCCACGCTCGGGATGCTGGAGGAGCTTGGCATCACCGAGATCCGACAGCGGGACGCGCTGCTCCGAGCGGCCTCCGCGTCCGACATGTTCACCGAGGCGATGGAGAACGGCAACACCGCGTTCGCGGACGGCACCGCATTGCAGGACGAGGCCACGAAGCGCTATGCAACGCTTGAATCACAGCTACAGATCACCGGCAACGCGATCCGGGACGCGGCTATCGACTTCGGTCAGGTGTTCATGCCCGCGGTCGCCGGCGCTGCCGGCATGGTGCGTGACTTCGCCAATTTCATGGGCGATCTCCCGAGCGAATTGCAGGGCGCGATCGGCGTGTTCACGCTGCTCACCGGCGCCGTGCTCATCTTCGGCGGTGTGCTGCTCGTGGCGGTGCCCAAGATCATCGCCTTCCGCGCGGCGATGACATTGCTGAGCGCGGAAATGCCGCTGACGATGAATGCGATGAGGGGTGTCGGCGCATTCCTGACCGGCCCGTGGGGCGTCGCGCTCGCCGCCGCCGTCGTCGGTGTGTTGCTGCTACAGGATGCGATCAACTCCATGGCCGCGACGACCGCGGAGTGGCAGAACATCATCACGAACGGCCCGACCGCCGATAAGCTATTCGAGGCTGCCGCGTCCGAACAACTCATCGCCCGGTTCGATGCCGTCGGCGCGTCCTCCCAGCAGTTGCGTGCCATGCTCGGAGATCTGGATAACGGCTTCCTCGCCGGGCTTCCCGGACAGGCCAGCTTCCGCTCGACGCTCCAGTCGATCGGTGAGCAGTTGAAGGTGACCGCGGAGTCGGACTTCCCCGCCGCGCATGAGGCGTTCCTGATGCTTGCACAGGATATGGACCTCAACGAACAGGAGACGATCGCGCTCCTGAACCAGATGGAGCCGTACCGAGAGAAGCTGGTCGAACTCGCCACGCAGCAAGGCGTCAATGTCACATCCGGGAGCGACTTGCAGAACTCGCAGGCACTGCTCAAGTTCGCATTCGATGAGACGAGTGTCGGCGCACGCACTGCCGCGGAGGCGTACCTGGAGACGACGACGCAAGTGGATACGCTCGCCGACGAACTCGATAAGCTGATCGAGAAGTTCATGGAGGCGAACGGTCAGAACGTCAGTGCGGTCGATCAGAACGCGCGCTATCAGGAATCCTTGGCCAACGTCAGCACGGAGATCGATCGGCAGCGGGACGCGTTCATTCTGGCGCACGGCTCCGCCGACGGGTTCAGCGCATCGCTCGATGAGAACACCGCGCAGGGCTCTGCGAATGCCGCGATGCTCGCCGGCGTCGCGCAGGAGGCACAGGGCGCGGCCGCTGCACAGTTCCAGGTCGATCTCAAGACGATGGGTGCGAAGGCCGCCACCGAGCTATACACGCAGCGTCTGGCGGACGGGCGTACGAACCTCATCAACAGCGCGAATGCGGCCGGATTCAACGCCGGCGAGGTGCAGAACCTGACCGATCGCGTCTACGCGATGCCGACCGCTCGGGAGATCGCGATCTTCGCGGACACGTCAAGCGCCCAGGCGCGGCTCGACGGGTTGCTCGCGGCGTACCAGAACCGCACGATCTCGCTCCGCGCGTACATCCACTACGTGGAGGGAGCCGCGGAGGGCGGGCTCCGATTCTTT